TCCANTCTGTCAACCAAAATGCCAAAGCCCTTACGGGCTCCAGGGTCATGCGTTTGCGTCGACTTCGTATTGCTCAACGTTAAGTTCCACGTCCTCAAGCCTAAGTTCCACGTCCTCAAGCCCGCCCGCAGCCCACTCGTTTATAAAGTTTTGTTTAGCAGCTTCTAATTTGGCAACGCTGCTGTAGACCCCTACGTTGTAAAACTCGTATTCGTTGTCGCCAAGCCCCTGTGCTTGCAGCACGTAGATGATTTGCATAGTTCGCTCCTATTGCGTGTTAAAAAACAATTATAGCAGCTTTTCGCCAAAGTGTCAACCAAAAGGGAAAAGACCCTAGAGGGCCTAGGGTTATTCGACGTGATCCTCTATAAGCTGCGCAAGTGCAGCAACAGCGTCTTGCGTGGCCTCGTCATCTAAGTCTGTGTGCTGCTGTAGTTGTGCAAGTGCAGCGTAGAACTTTTGCTGTAGTTCGGTCATACATGTCCTTTGTTAAAACACTATTATAGCACATGTCGGCATTTTGGACAACCAAAGACCCTGAAGCCTGGAGGGTTCCTGGGTTTCTCAGATATCTCGCACTCTCGCAGCTAGATGGTGATCCACCTGAACGCTGCGTATACGATCACAGCGCAGCACAGCCACACTCCCACACGCTGCGCGGGCCACAACTCGCGGTACCAACGTTTGAATGGATCCCAAGGATCCATGGGATTGGGCTGCTTGTACACTGTGATCTCTCTCTTGCTGCGCTGCTGCTGTTAACGTTGATCTGGCCAGCCCTACTGGATTCGAACCAGTGGCCTACAGCTTAGAAGGCTGTTGCTCTATCCATCTGAGCTAAGGGCTGCTGCTGTTACACTGTGGTGGTGGGCCCCCCGTGAGTCGAACACGGCACCAACGGATTATGAGTCCGCTGCTCTAACCAACATGAGCTAGAGGCCCGTGAACTGTTAAGAGTCTC